TACGGGAACCCTATAAACTTCCAGTAAAGATTCAATTTCTCTGCGACCGACTTTTACCAATAGGCTGTACACAGGAATCATATACGCTTTAACCATTTCTACTTCTCTCCTTCTAGTGTTTTTATTTTGGCTTCCATTCTAGTTACCATCTCTTGTAACTGAGCAATAGCTTCATAGGCTTCTATTAACTCTGGCGAGATTTTGCCTTTCTCACGCTCTTGCTCAATATCATCTAAATCTATTGGCTTAATCAGGATCAATCGAATGCACCCCCGTATCCTCTTACAATCACAAGCTCAGTTGCAACTCCTTTAACAAAAACAAAGCGTACACTAACTCCCCATTTTTCTGCTGTTTTTTCCTTGTTGGTGAAGATGAAACCTCGGTTGAATTTGACATGGTTAGTGGCATCTTCCCATGTCGGCAATTCGTCAAACGCATTGTTACACACCTCGACTTTATAATCTGCACCAGGAGGAACTGTCGCATCAATCGTTATAAGAATACGCTTAGCAGCGATAGTGGTATCAAAAGGTTTCTTTAGAGAGAATGCTATCTTGTCGGCTGATCGACGGAAAGTAAACGTCCTAGTCGATTTCAAGCCTTTACTGTCGGTTGCCTCGATCGTTAACGTGTGGGCTTCTGTTAAAGAGAGCCGCAGCCACATGTCCAGTGGGATAGTCAACGTATTTTCCAATTTGTCAGTTCCAGCGAATGTGCGGATTGCCTTACCGTTGATTTTCTCAGTGATGGTAAACGTGTCACCCTCTGGCTCTGTGCCGGTATATTTCTTCATAGGAACAGAACTAAGTGTGCCAAGGTCTTCATTTTGACCGCTGATAACGGGAGGGCTATTGTGGACAACTCGGAACTTGCGCGTAATCTCAGTTGATTTACCGCCTTGGTCATCTTCCGCCCAAACAGTTAGGGTGTAATCGGTGTCTTGAGCTAGGTCAGAGCCTGTTATATCGGTTGTACCGTCATAGAGACGCTTGGCTCGGAATGTTAAGGTTTTGGCAAAAGAAATAGGCGCGCTACCGTTGGATACCCCCGATTGCAACGCCCTTTCCGCTCCCTTATTAACTTGGTACTTTACTTTAACGACGTTATCCTTGTCGATGTCGGATGCATTTGGTTGTCGGTTGGTGATGAAAGGGTAAGTGTCGGATTAGAGTTATCGGAATACTCGATAGTTACCGCATACTGATAGTAATAGGTGTAGGTTCGGGTGTCCGATTCTCCCGTCAAAATAGGCGGTAGTCGAAAGGATGATTGTATTTCTTTGCGTTTGTCTTTCGCATAATCGGTGAATAGTGCATCAGTTTGAAGCAGGTCATTTAACTTATCTAGCTTAATTTGCACCTTCTCTTTTTCATCACCTGTTAAACCCTTTTCGAATCCCTCAGCCTCCAGATATAGGATTCCACCTTGTGATTTTGCTCCTCTTGCTTGGGATAGGGCTTCTATATATCCCTCCGTTAATTGACCATTTACTACGGAAAGTACCAAAGACAGCATGCGACCATTCTCGAAATACCAAGAATCAATTCTTCTGCCTTTCTACTAGCAAGTATTTCAGGAGTATTACCTGCCTAACGCGGTTGACCATACTCTTCATTACCCAGCAAAAAGACGGCCTCCGTTGTTAGAGAGCAAGTTGCTCACTAGCTGAATGCCGTCTATTACCGTGTTATCTGCACCTCTTACATATTTAATTCCCTTTTCTCTCAACTCTAAAATGAGAGCAGCTGCAGAAGGATATAGGAATAAATTTTCTGGTTGGTCATTCCCTATAAAGCTCTGGAAGTCTTCTACATATTTAGAAACCGTCTTCTGCCTTCCATGTTTACGAGAATCGTAATAATACTCACGAATCACATAAAAATCGTTAGCTTTCTGACCAATTAATAAAAAAGCCGTTGGATTATTGATACCATAGTCCCCACCAGCAAAAATACGATCAAATGTATCAGGAAATATTTTTACGACATGTAGTTTCTCATCAAACATGTCATAAACAAGTCCTTCTGCCATCATCCATAGTCCTAAGATATATCGTTTAAAGAAGACGCCACTAAACATGCGGCGAAATCTTTCTTTTACTTTTTCAGACAAACTCATGTTGTCATCCATCGTGAAATGTAGGACCAGGATTCTTTTGTCTTTTGCTTTATCAATGAAATCAGTTTTAAACCAATGATACGGTCCAGCAGGGTTACAGTTAAAGAAAACCTTTACACCATTCCCATTGGTTTCAGCAGAACAACGGCCTCTAGCTTGATCCACAAATGATCGGGGAAATAACGCTACCTCATCCAAGTAGGCTCCGGCGGCAGTAAGACCTTGTAACGTATCCTGACTCGCTTCGTTATTTGCACCAAATAGATAATACGTATTGGTTCCAATCAACATGTGGATTCTCTGAACGGTGATAGTGGTAGTCAATACCTTTCGCCGTCAGAATCTGAAACATTGGTTCTAACACGTTTCTCTTGAGGGCGCCCATGGATTAACCAGCAACGATAAAGTTCTGGTGCCTATGCTTCGCTAATGACCATGTAATGAAAGAATCAATCATGGATATGGTCTTCCCTGAACGAATAGCCCCTTCTGCTATAACCATATCGTAATCTTTGTATGGACTCCCATCTGTCCACCAAGCTAATAGTTTCTTTTGCTTTAGACCGAACGGTTGGAACTTAAACGACGTTGTACGTTTACGCTTTTTCATCAGGTTCTACCTCGTCAGCAAAAATCTCCGATACTTGAGCGTTTAGAGCTGATTCGTATCCACTATTCTGTTGATGTGCATCTGTATCGTTTTCACCATTTAGTTCTTTAACCTGATCTTTAGCTTCTCTATACGTAAACGTTGTTCCTCAGTAGCTAGATGACTATTGAGCATATCCTCATAGCGTTTGATTAAGCTTTGAAGAGTTGTCATAGCCCGTGATTGAACGTTTAGAAATGTAGCTTGACGATCCCAAAAGAATTGAAAATTCATACTCTTCTTCTGTCACCACCTGTTCGAAGGATGCTTTTTCCTTCGTACTGGTGTCTACAATTCCGGACTTCCTTTTCTTGATTTCCTTAATCATTTCTTCTTTATCCTCTACGAACATAATCCTTTGCGCTCGTATGATAGCCGTGTTCTGAATCATGATGTTTTCCCACAACATATCCAGAGGAGATTTAGTTTCAATCTCTTCCATAATCTCAGCTACATCATCAGGGAAGTATTTACGAAAAAAGCCGTGGCTTACCGCGTTGCTGTTCCTCTTAGATGCAGCTTCTCCGCGATTGCCTACGGCGTTTTTATTTCTCTCTGGTGCTCCAGCGTTTGACTCACTTTTCATTGTAGTACTACGTTGACCTGATTGTAGTACTACATTCCATTTGTCTCTGCTTTTCCAGTTGCTTATTGTTTTTTCTTTTTCGTCTAGTTGGTCAGCAAGCTCTCGATTGCTAATGTTTCCGCCACTTTCGAGCCATAGCTCCAAGGCTTTGTCGCGGTTCGGACTTCTTGCTTTTGCCATTACATGATCACCACCGCCTATTGAGTTTGTTTTGCAAAAGAAAAGACGCTTAGTAAGCGCCTTTTTGAACGTACCCGGTTATTAAATTTTAGTAAGTATACTTTATCTTAAAATTTTTCTGCTGACCGGTAGTATTATAAAAATAAATGTTTGCCGTATCTCCTTCAACCAGAACGAACTGACTCTTTGTTAAGTCGCCTGTAATCTCTGATCCAGCATGTGAGACTTTATAACTTATCCCTTCAGGATTACCATCTACAAGTATTGTAAAACCATGTTCTCCATGATCTTTTAAATAAACAGAGTCTCCTCCAGAATAAGAATATGAGTATAGGTCATGTTTAATCCAACTAGATGGTAACTTATTAACCCTAGCTTTAGCAGGTTGTACACTTTTGCTTTCAACATTTGAAGTCGTTAGAGGTATGGCAGAGACAGGGAGAGCTAAAGTTCCAATAACCAACGCAAAAGTAGATAATGACACTAAAAGTTTTTTCACTTTAAATCACCTCATACTTTTATTTGTAAATAAATTACATTTATATCATAAAATAGAATTGATTTCTGGTAAATAAAATTATAATGGAATAGCAACAAATTATTATTTAATCAAATAATTATGTAAATGTTAAATAATTTTGAATCTGTTATTCTATTCTAATCTATATTGAATTTTCTTCCATATACTTCAAGAGACTTGGTAATTTCATCACTTATCTGTTCCATCACTTTGGTAGAAACCGCATCAACACATTGAGCAGTCATTATATTTAAAGTCGGTGATACTGTTACGGTATTTATTCGTACAAACTTCATTTCTTGCTATAGAAGCATTTGCCCACATGATAGACTGCTCTAAATTAGTCATGGCTAGTGATTTCTCACGACTGTTAGGACATACAATCAAATATGCCAACTGTTTAGCTTTTTCACGTAACGCTGTATATTTCTCTGACTGCCCTTCTTTTGGTGAATGATACATAAAGGTATTATCAATTTGTTGATTCAAGGTAATCCCTCCACTGAGTTTGTTTTGTAAAAGAAAAAAGCCACACGATTTATCGAGTAGCTAGTCTCCCTAATCTTTCTGTTCAATCTTCAATTCTATCAAATGTTTACAATTAGGACACTTAGTTGTAGCTATAAACTCTTTCTTCCTGTTGTTTGAAATCTCTACTAAAGTAATAAACGCCCCAGGTAACGACAAAATACCTATATATAGCGTTATTTGATTAAATACAACTGTATTCTGTAAGTATTTGCTATCCCATACCATAAAGAATCCTATGACTAAAATCGCCATTGCCACTATAAAAAATGATAATAGTCCAATAATCTTTAAAATCTTAACTATCCATCTCTCTAACTTACTTTTCTTCATGTAACAGCCTCCTTGTCCTCTATATTGATGAAGGAGAATATACATGTCCAGATTTATTTCTATTTGCCCACTGTTTTTGTGAAAAAACTAATTTGTTATCACCAGCTAATTAGATTTCGGTCAAATTTCCCCTTCTACTTATAGGTGGCTTTTGCATGACAAAAAGCCTATCCGAAAACGAATAAGCTTCAAAGTTCTTCACATACCTAAGGATATTTACCCTTTATCATGTTATACTTGTAAAAATTGGTATATATGGAGGCTTGGTCCTATATGAAAGTAAGATCAGTTGGGTTATTTACGCTTATTCTTTTAGGTGTTCTTCAATTCTATGCAGCTTCTCCATCTATAGAAGAACCTACCTTTGGAACAGGTGCACCTCCTGAATATTTATCCATACAAGATTTAGATAATGTTACGTTTGAAGACTATAATGACAAGACAAAGAACATAAAAGTCCCAATCAAATCTATACCAGAATTTAATGAGATTTACTCAGAACTAGAAGATGATAAACAAAAAAAAGCTGAACTGGGTGTTGCTACACGTGGTATGATCCTCTCAGAAAATAAGGATGCAACCTATTTACTCCTAAAATATCAATGTGGAGTTAAGCTTTGTGACTCTCTTTTACTAAAAAAAGAGAATGAAAAAATCACAACACTACCCATTAATGAAAAATTCCTTTTTGCAGATTATCAATTTTCTTCAGATAAAAAATCTTTAGCTCTTTCCTATATTACTATTCATTATGTAGACTTCCATAATAGTGACAAGGTATATAAAACATACACTGTCTATATTGTTGATCTACCCTCTTTCAAAATTAAAAAAACCTTAGAGATGAAGCAGGAACCAGATTTTACCAAAATTTTAAAATAAAAAACGGGGGATTATCCCCCCATTCTCATTTTTTAAAATGAACTACTGTAATTTAATGACCCATATTCAAAATCACTGATATCATAACGCTTATCTCCAAAATATCCGTAGCCTTGTTTGATTAGGGATCGTCTTTTAAATTGGTGAGCTCATCATCTGGAATAAAATCTAAAATAATACTCAAGCGATCTTCATCTGGCATAGACCTATTATCATGCGTTTTACGATACTCGTCTTCTTTTTCTCGAATTCCACGCAAAATTCGTTGCATATTATTAAAACTCCGACTTTGAATCACGTGATCAAAAACAAAAGCAAGACCTTGTGTTGAAATAATACCAAATGAATCACAAAAACCTTCCGCTCGATTAACAAAATTCATCGCCACATCTTCCTGGTACGTTTGATTATTTCTACTTCTTCCCATCTCCATGAAAGGCTTCTCCCATTCCTTTATTACTACTCCACGATTGGAAATACTCGCTCCCCATTGAACTTGTTGTCTAAACTGTACTCAAAAACTACTTTTTTAAGAATATCTCCTGTTTCTTTTCCGAAAATAGAATAGAATTCTTTTTCATGGTATGAAATATATTGTTTTAAAACTGGTTGAAGAGTTCTCTGTTCAAAGTTAAATTGAATAATTCCAAAAGAGATACCCTGACCATCAAAGTTACCAGCCAAGTTTGAGTAGCCATAATGCCCCTCAAAAAATCCTGAATGTTGTAATAAGTCACGTACTAAATAAATTGAAATTGCCTTACTTCACGCCTTTTATCATATTTTGTCAGCAAAAAAGCCCACCTTACAGCGTTAAACATACTTAAAGTCATCGACAAAACATTTGAGTTATTTATTTTTCTATAATTGTTATTTTCAGTAAATAGAATGATATTTATAATCAAGCACGTAACATACTACTTAAGGAAGGTTGTGGTTCTATGACAAAAGTAAAGCAGTAATGACAGCAATAATGTTGGTTCCTCTTTTGTTTGGTGTAAACCAAGATCATGCAAAGCAAGAAGTGACACCAAACTCAGTCTCTTGTTTTTTCTACAGTTCTAAGCTTTTTCAGAGAAAATATTCTCACCTACTTCCTGACCGGCCTTTCCTTAAACCAATTTTTAACAAATTGTATGTTGAGTAATTAATCTAGTGAAAAAAGTTACACAATTTACCTATTTTTTTATATAATCGAAATGTCTCACAAACTTAAAAAGCAGGTGATATCCTTGATTGACATGGGCGAAATTATACATAGTTTTTTTGCATTGCTGCCCATTTTCTTAAATATTTTCTTTAGTATCTGGGCCTATCGTGATTCAAGAAGTAGAGGTAATAGTAAGGAATTCTCACTCATTGCATTAATAGTTGTATTGGCTTTTCCTATCATTGGTTTGCTATTATATTTGATCATTCGAAGAGATTAGTTTTTGTGGGGTGTAAGGGGATAACGATGCCCCTTACACTGTTTCAATGAGCTGCTGTTTGGTCATTGTGCTTCCTCCTATCCAAAGCTAACAATCATGCCCTGTTCATACGAAAGGAGGATATACATATCTTCGTGCCTACATCATTCATCCTGATCAAATCGGTACTAGAATATAGCGCCATCATCATCGACCATTGGCGCTGTTTCATATGTCATAGCAATGAGTCTCTTTCTTCCGGTTGGTCATCTCGTCTTGCCCTGTCATGGGGCAGAGTATTTCTCCCCACTCAACTCCGTTTGACCATTTTAATTTCATTCCTCTTTCCCCTCAAACCAATTGGTATAAATTCCTTTCAATCGCCAGATACTAAAAAAAATTAAAGGAGGTAGTTCAATTGACAACAGATAAAAATCTCAAATCTAATTCTGAGTGTCCACCGGATTGTAACTTACCAGATCCGCATTTCCCGCCAACGAATGAAGTCCCTCACCCACCAACCCCTGCACCACTCCCTCCACTCAATCCTCATCCACCAACGATACCACCCGTAAACAATCCTTCCGGACCACCACATCCTTGGTGAGACCACTCGATCCTATGGAGGATCGAATGTGTTGTTGTCAGAATTCAGAAATAATACAAAATATGGTAAAACACTAGAAATATGCTCTATCAAAAGGAGTAATCTATCATGTAAAAAATCGTTTTATCATATTGTGCTGTGTAGCTTATCTGCTAAATTATTAGGAAATTCTAACTAAACAGCACTCCTTTTGAAGTTAAACCTATCCAACAGCGATAATGTTCGGTTTACTTTTCAGATTTGACCGTGATGCAGTATCATGTCGTGCATTTGGTGTTTGGTAAAGCTGGTGAAGCTTATCTGATCAACCACTCTTCATCATCTTCCTAGAAATCAAAAGGCGTACAACGTGAATCATCCCGAATATAAGTAGTCCAATTGTTACCACATTTGCATTCCATATGAGCTACTATCGACCAAGGGCATTGACTCGTCTTTTTCTTATTTAGCCAACATAGTGACTCAATATACAATCGGAAAGAGCATAGGTACTCTAACTAAACACAAATAGTGTGAATGCAAATTTGTTATGTACATTATTACCCAGAATGAAAAGGGTTGCCCGTTCCCATTCCCCCAAAAATAGGTTCTGTTAAAGAATGTGATTTGTTATTCAGCTAACGAGTAGTTTAATCGCAAAAAATTTTTACCAAGCACAATAAATCCGTTCTTTGAATATGATGGGTTATAAGTCAGTGTGTGCACTCTATTTGTTTTGTACTAAAGGGTGAAACTTGCGAAATTGTATTTTACAGTCTCACCTCACACCGATATGTATGAGCAATTACTATGTTTGGTGGGAGGAAGAATAAATGGATTCCTTTCAAAAAAATAATATGTTAGCACAAAATTCATCGAATAATGCTAAAAAGAAACAGTCAGCCAACAATTCATCAGATAATGAAAAAAGAAAGCAGCCAACCAACAATTCATTAGATAATGAAAAAAGGAAACAGTCAGCCAACAATTCATTAGATAATGAAAAAAGGAAACAGCCAACCGATAATTCATCAGATAATAAAAAAAAGAAGCAGCCAACCAATTATTCATCCAATAATAAAAAAAAGAAACAGTCAACCAATAATGCTAAAAAGAAACAATCAACCAATAATTCATCAATTTTACATTGCATGAATGGCAATAATTTAGAGCTTATTGTGGCTGCTCTTCTTTTAACTGGTAAGTTAAGAGTAGATGCTGTTCAATTGTTTAGACAAGCTACGATGATTGTCAGTTTAACGGGAAAGTACGTTACATTAGGCGATTTGAACAATACAAATGTAGATAGCATGCTAAAATTTCTCAACGATAATGGCAATATAACTGTGGATGAGATTATTCAGGCACTTAAAAAGAAAATGGATAATTAA